CAGATATCCTTAATAATCTCTTGCAGTTCAAAATCCATTTCAGTTCTGCGGGTTGCAGTCTCTTCAAGGATTTGTTCTGCGTAATATTGCTCCCATTGGAAGTCAAGTTGTTGGTCAGTCATTACTAACCTCCTGTTGGTTCTTAAGTTTAAGATACTCCTCAGCAATTTCTAACAACCACGGACCCCATGCATCTGCCCAAGCATAACCTTCTTCATAGGTTTCAATAGCATCAAATTGACTAATGCTGTTTTCTAATTCTTCATGCGGGAACATAATAATCTCTTAACTCATTATCCTCAATAACCTCATACAGCCTACTAACTGCAAGTTCTTGAGTAGATCCATATGCTTCATACATATTTTCCTGATCTTCAAACTCATCCAGATACGCCCGCCAATCATAATTACGATCTGGGATTGGAGGGTAGATGTAGGTTGTCATTAAATGATAACCTTTATAGAGTTGAAATAAATGACTATCCAATATAAACCTCCCCATCTGGACCAATAAACTTCCCGCCAAAAATCCTCACAACACTATATTGAAACTCCCCATTAGGCCAATAAACTTCCCACCAAATATCCTCACAACACTATATTGAAACTCCCCATTAGGCCAAAAGTGCATGTGGGTAAATGCTTGTTGCCACTTAGATGGATTACCATGCATATACAATTGATCGTACTTACACAAACATCCATTACTTTGGGCAACAATAGTATCATGCTCACCCACCCTAACTAGAGAGTATGTTTGCACATCATGGGTATGACCATACATCACATTCCCACCATATGCTACAGCATGGCGTTTTGCGTGGTGCTCGTTTACATACAGCCCATGCACAAAACTGCACTTCCCAATTTTGTAGATCTCACCTTTTGACCAATTCCTAACCCACTGGATACCCCTGGGTTTTAGCTCTAGACCATTCTCGACCTCCAATAGCCCTTCTGTTTGGGGGTTAGAGTCGATATATTTCTCTACTCTAAACTCATGATTACCCTCTAGTAAAGTAACTAATGCCCCTCCGCTAGCGGTTTGGATTTGGTCTAGAACCTTTTTGCCACTATCATAATCCTTTTGGATTGTTTGCTGGCTAATTGCCCGTAGGTTTTTTTCGTTATGAGAGCTAATACAATCCATGCTCATCATATCCCATACAATCCATGCTCATCATATCCCCAAGCATAACAACCTCATTAACATTATGATTTCCAATATACTTACAAACTGCATTCAGAGCTTTTGGGTCATGCTCTGGTACATGTATATCTGGTAGTACAATCACACTGTGTTTCTTCATCTGCACCTCATTTTACTTTTACACCCTACTAGTATTATTAGTAGGATCAACATTAGTAGGGCCATTTGCTCTGCCATTCCCCTCCTCTGTAAGAAGATGCCAATGGTTATTGACCCTTCTCATGCGTTCAGAGTCAACGAGCATTTTAATTCCTTCATTAATTTGTCTAAGATTGTATGATTTACTTAGTTCTTTAATTATTTGCGCGTTGGTAGAGGGTAGTAAATTAATTATCTTTTTGGCTATTTGTCCATCAATTGTTGGTGGTAGGGTTGCTTTGTCAATTGTTGATGCTACATAGTTCATTAAATATTGTGCAAACTCCATATCTTGGAAGTCCATGTATGAGTGACCGCGTGAGATTGCGCTCAACATGGCCACTCGGAGGACTTGATCTCTTGATCTATTTGCATAACTACTTGTTGATTTTGTAAAATATTTAAATCTATTATGATACCAATTACTATATGAATTTATTGCTTCTTGGTCGGGGGTTATTTCTTGAGGGAGAGAGAATTGCTCTAGGAGTTTTGCTACCCCGCTCAAAAACAAATGTTCCCCAAGTGCGGCCTCCTTGCGTTCAGCTTGTGAAAGAGAGTACTTTAACAATGGGACGTGTTTAGTATTATACTCTTCACAAACAATCAAAAACCTCGGGAATAGCCCACCCTCTAGCGACCCCTCTGGCATTGCTTTATGGAGCCACTCTTCAGTAGACCCTGCCATCATTGTTAATGTGGGGTGTTTGATACAACGTTTCCCACCAGTGAAGCTCTTTAGAGAAACATTAACCTCCTCTCCAGTTGATAGGATATCTGTGAGTTCCTGGACCATGGATTTTTGGTAGTCCTTACCCCCCAAAAATGCAGTGATTTCTGGGGCAACTAGCCATGCTGCAGCAGGGTCGCCGAGTTTGACTAGCTGCTCAACAATAACCTCCATCGTTTTTCCGCCAACATCTAGCTCTCTGTTGAAGGTGGTTATTAGTTGACTAGCTGCTCGGATTGCAATGTCTTTACCAATCCCAGATGGGCCAACAAGTAACACACTGAGGTTTGGGAAGACCTTCCATTTTAGTTGGTCTACCCACACATTGCGTTTTAACATACACCCAACTGCACTCATTGCACTGGTGAGTTGGTAGCTGAGTGGGACCTCAGTTATTGACTGGCTAGATAACCAATGGTGGAAGATAGAGTCTTTTGGGAGGAGTGTGTGATTGAAGGTCAATAGTTAGTCCCCAATCTCTACAACCTCATACCACTCACTATCATCACTGTCAGTTGAATCCCAATAGATGTTAGCAAGATGGCCAATAATCCCAGATAACTCAGCACTAAGATGCACCAGCCCACCATCTGCGTCTTCAACAACAACATCATCAAAGTCCTCAAATTCAACTTGCTCAATCAAACGCTCAATGGCGTTGGCAAGATTAGTATTTATACTCATAGTTTAACCCCTAACTCTTCGGCTAGTATCATAAAAGCGGTCCACGCAGTTTCAGAATCCCAAGGTTTAATAACCTCTGGGAGAGGATCTCCATATTTTGTCCAGTCACTTGGGTTGCCCATTAAATCTCGTGCTTCAGTAACTAGCACAAGATTATCTATATGTTTAACCTCTGGTGGTTCTGGCCATGAAAGATTATACTTACTACATATAACTTTCATTAAACGTTCTTCAACTTTTTTATACTCTGTACCTATATTGGAGAATCGTTTAACTGGTCGAGGTAGATCTACAAGATATGCTTCCGATGCATCATGGAGTAACCCCCATAGTTTAAGTTCTTGTGGGAGATTGTTTGCTACAAGAACTGAGTGTTGGGCAACACTATACAAAACTGGAGTGTGCCCACCATATCTACATTGTAAACTCAACGCATGAGCGATATCGCGTATGTCTATCTCCTCCGGTCGAGGGTCTTGAGGGTAGAAGTGTATACCTGTGTATGTCTGCATCCAATCCCCAACCCTCCCAACAGTCCACTCAATATGGTCTGGTGTTGTCATAGTTTAATTTTTTCTCCTTCTCCGAGGTTTTCAAAACACACCTTACCTTCAGTGCTAAAGGCAAACCCCTCAAGTTCATCCCAGGGTTGGCTCATAACATACTGCATATCAAATGCGGTTTGCCACCAAGTGGATTTGGGGCCAGTAGCTACAATACTATCATGCACCTGACAGACCATTCTCCAATCACCAGTAAAGTCCATCATTCGTTTAACCCCTAGACGCGCTAGGTTTTTACCAAATCTATGTGCATACATAGCAATCATCATTCTCAACACACAATCCGCAAGAGTGCTGGCAGGTAGAAATGCTAGGGCCTTTGGGCCTAGATCTCTAGTCTGGAACCATCTTGTAACCATCTTGTCCGGCCAAATGGGTTGGTTAAAAACCCTTGGCGCTGGGCAAGTCTGATTGTTGATTCTTGCCACTCAGCAGTCACACGGTTGAGAGATTTCCAACTCGCAATCATGTCTTTGCAATCAGCCTCACTAAACTGATACCCCTCAACTGCGAGGTTCTCGCGGAGCTTTTTATATCCAGCTCCATAGTTTAACATGTGGTTGATTACTTTTCCAGGTTTGCGAAGGTGTTTCCACTCGTTGGTTTTGCTAACTGTTTTGCCAAAACACGCACTAGCTGTTGCTGAGTGCTCATCAAAGTTTGGATCGTTAAGACGTTCCATTCTTTCATAGTCTTTAGCAAACCATGCAGTTAGACGATTCTCTCCTTGAGAGATATCAAAGTCCAAGAAACACCACTCAGGATCATCAGGGGTGAAGATAACCTTCATCTCTCCAGGGATGTTTTGGATGTTGAGATCAATTCCCTTGCGTTTACCACTACTGGATAGTCTACCCTCTCCAGTACCGTGAGGTAGGAGATTGAAGAACATCCTGTCTGTGTTAATAAGGCCGGGTTTGGCAAAGTTGTTGCGAAGTGTTACTGCTTTTTTTAGTTCATCAACAGTTATGAACTCTGGGTACTTGCGCCCCCAAACCTTACGAGCGTTTTTGTCTGCGCTGGGGTTGCCAGTTTTTGGGTTGTAGTGCTCTTTGAGACCTAGAGATTTTGCATACTCTATTACCATGTCAGAGCTGTTCCAAGGGGTGATTGTTTCCTGGACAGTGCCTTTGATGGTTTTGCGGAGAACTAATTTTCCACGTTTAAAGAGTTTATTACATTCTGGACACTCCCACTGTTCAACAGTAGTATCATCAAATGTGTAAAACACCTCTGGGTGGGGGAATTTCTTACTACCCACACACCGTTTAATTATTGGTTTGTAGGTGAGGGGAGGAGCTGGGAGGTTCTTAACAACATCCACACTATAACTCTTTAGTCCATTTGGGAGCATTAAGTCTAGTCTGTCTATCTCTGTTTGAAGACTCTCACGTACATCAGTTAGTTTGGATTTGTTGATTCGTAGCCCACGATCTCCAAGGTCTCTACAGATAAACGCAATAGGAACACTAACATTCTCGTAGGTGTTTGTTAGGTTATATCGTTGGAGAGCATTTTCAAGAGGGTACGCAATCTGGAAGCTAGCATCTGTGTCACGGGCATTGTAGAGTCGATAGGCTTCTTCATTGCTTGTACAGCCGCCATACCCACCAAGTTCTTTGGGTATTGCATCAGGGCTATTCCATGTTTTATACTGGGCACCCTTCCCAATAACTGTTACTGTATCATTGTCAGAATCTTCATCTTCTGTCTCTTTACCCTTCCAAAAAACTTTGTTGGTAAACACACTAGCCACAAAGGCTAGCCCATGCCGCATGTCTGGTTGGACTAGGTGTTGGCTGAGCATTGTGTCAAATAGTTCAGCTTTAACATCCCACCCCATCCTCTCTAGGTATCTTGTATCTGCACCAACAATGTTATGACCAATTATACATTCTGCATTCTCAAATATCCTTTGGAGTTCAGCTATATATTCCCCCTCCCACGGAACTACAATAGCTTCATAAAGTTTACTCGATAATCCACAAAGAGTAATATTCCCCAGCCAATCCCACTCAAAGTCAAATGCAAAACGTTTTGCGTTAAACTTCTTTACGTCCTCAATAGTTGGCCAAAGGTTATAGTTTTCTGGAGGTGGGGTGGGATGCTTTTTAAAATCCCTCACTACTACACTTGTGAGAGATGCTTGCCGCATCAAGAATGCTGGATGGAGAGTTGGGATAACGACAGATCTATCACCCCCAGTAAGTGGTAGGGGACTACCTCTCCATAACTCAATCCCATTACGGCCAGTTAATGTTGACATTGCCTTGTTGCCAAGAGCAAAGATCCTTCGCCAACGTCGGCTGGCAATATAGGGGTCTAGGTAGGTTTGTTTACAGTGAGCTACTGCCTGTTGGCCCTCAACATTTCCAATATACATTGCTTTTGGGTCGGTAGGGTAGATGTTCTCTGGTGGGCGACAAAGGATTGTGTTTGTGATGCAAGTGTTTGATCTGTCAATCTTTGCACTTTTAAGCATGTTGTTGAGCCACTGTCCAGAACCACCACTTAAGGGTAGGTGATATTTAACATCCTCCTCTGATGGTGCTTCAGCAACAATAAGTTCGTTGGAGGATTTGATATCTACAATTGGAACAAACCCCTCACCGATATATTCTAGGGGACAACCCCTACAGCCAGTTGGTTTAGTCAGCATTATTTAATGCCCACTCATACAGCACAATTATTCCTACCATAACTAAAAATATACCAAACGCGATTAAAAGCGGAATTAGTACTTGTGCCTTAATAACCACACAAATAATTACGAAAAGAATCACCACTAGCACACTATACGTAACAAACCTGGCAATATGTTTTTTCACCATGGTCCCCTTACACCTCCCCCCCTCTCCCTTTCATCAGCAGGTAGTACAACATCCCATTCTTTTGAACTAAAACTCATCCCATGACTATCCCAACCGAGGCTGAATTTTTGACCATTTTGGCTAAGTGTCCTTCCAAGATAGTCCCCATTAGGAAACCTAAGTTCAATAGACGCTACTGCCCCATTACGGAGTAGGTACAACCCCCCACCAGTTGGTGAGAAGGTTGGTTTGTCGGCTAGCTTTTTGTGTCGTCCCATACCACTACATTCCCCAACATTCTATCTGCGCTTAACAATGCTGCATTACGATGGAGAGGGTTATTGTACATTGCTAGTACTGTGTTGATGGCTAGATAACTCTCTGGGGCAGCTACAAACTCCCGCTTTAGGTTACTGTCAAAATAAATATCATCCTCTGTTGAGGGGTAGACAATAATTTCAAATAGCTTTAGTGTTTTCATGTTGGTTAAGGGGGCTGTTACGCCCCCTCCTTGGTTAATGAATGTTAAGCCGGAACGATATTAAACACATTCAGACTATTCTTCCGGGCAGGAGTGACCCCATCAGGGCCAAAGCTCCGAGGCTTCTTAGTCTTATAGTCAATATCTTCCTCGTTCTTAACGGGGACCTTGAAGGTTGGTTGCTGGATACTCAGGTCCTTCAACCATTCCTCAAGGGGTTGGCCTGGAGCCTGTTGGATACCAGTGGCATCCATGATCCGGCGAAGGGCCTTCAGACCAAAGCTATTTGGCCAGAAGCTCTCCCACAACCGACGACCACTATAAGTAGGGTCATCTTGAACTGCAAAGGTGAATGAGGCATTAGTATAGGGCTCATTGGTAGCCTTACTAACACCACTCTTCAGCTCCGCCTTCAGGATCTTCAGGGTATACATATTTGCAGGCAATAGCTCCTGGTTAGGATCAATCTCTGCAAGATTAACATAATCAAAACTCTCAAAATTGTCATTCATGAGTTGGTAGGTTCCTTCTTCTTTTTGTTGGTTGATACAAAGCACACTATTAATCATCATCACAACACGATGTAAGGTGGGGTATAACTCTCCCACCAGTATTATATATTGTGCTCACTATAGAGAAATCACTACAGTCTGGGTGGCTGTGTAGGGTTGATAGGTGATGGACTTTTGTGGTGTAGTAGTATGGATCTTCAACTGAAGCCCATACTCTATCTAGGTCTGCAGTAGAGATTGTCTCTGCTCGGCGTTGATCGCCTTTACATCGGCCCACCATGTAAGATCCTTCTTAGTCTATCAGATAGCTCACCCAGAGTCAAGCGCTCAGTGGCAGATTTGACGTTAAAGTTTGTCATTAAAACATTAATATCTCTCCACCATTTATTGAGTCTCCTCATGTCGATCTTGGGCGGTGGGGCTTGAAGGTCCTCAATAACAATCTCAGTGTTGCCCTCAACTAGGTTTAGACGGTTGTATTTACTTGTCAAAGAACATCCTTAGTAGGCTTCGTGCAAAGGCTTGATAGCCAGCATCAAAGCCTTCAGCATATTCATCGTGATTTTGTAGAACTGGCTCATAGGCTGCTTCGCGAATAGTTTCTTCTAATGCTGCTAGAGTTTTTTCATCCATGGTTAATCCTCATCACGTATAGGAATATATCCTTCTTCAAAAGCCTTAGCGGGACTATAACTTTGATAGCCATCTTTATAAACTACATAATAACCACCCTCTTGTGGTTCATGTTTGTTAGCCCAATTAATATCCATAAGCTTAGATGCATACTTTGAGTTATCAAACACAAGTGTTACACTATCTACGTGAGGAATAACCTCCGCAATTTTTAGCGCGTATACATCTTTAATACAACGGTATCTTGGAAGCATAATAAATCCCATAGCATTATTCCTTTTCTAATCTTTTAATCTCCCACTCTAGATTCTGGATAGCTTTTTGGAGGTCCTTAATCTCTAGTTCTTTACTATCCCCCTTCCGGCCAGCGCGCCAAATATACTTAATTGCATTTCCCTTGCAAAAGTTAAACCACTTTACTACATCCATACACTCAATACCTGGGAGCCAGTTGTAGTGGGAAGGATGGGTAACTTCATGGGGTTCAATATCTTTATGGGGAATAAATTGATGCGTTACTTGGAGTTTGTCATTAGGACAAGTACCCCAATGGTCAGTTAATCCTTCTTTACTAATAAATACTCCTCCACAATTTAAGCAACTATGTAACATTACTTATTAATTGTCGGTAACCAATACTTCTCCCAAATCTCTAGCATATCCATCTCCTGGCACTCCGCTGGTAGAATATGAGTTCGGTCACCCACAACCCTCACACCATCCCCGCCAGTCACTAGTACCCGTTCTTGTACTCGTTCGTTCTGGCCAGTGGTTGGATTTTTTTGGACCTTCCCTCGAATTGCAATCTGCCCAACAGTCTGGAACATTGCGGTTGCAGAGCTACTCATAGCCCCAGGTAGGTCTGGTTGAATTGCTACAATCTTACCATCACTTTCTTTAACCCTCTCAAGGGCAGTTACAATAAGATGCTTGCGGATATTCATGTTTGGATGGGTGGTTAGGTTAATGAGGGTATTAAAATCCGACCGCGCTTTCTCACCCATTGTTTGATAGTCTGACCTTTCTGGCACTCCTGCAGCCCTTGTGGGGATCTTTTCTCTGGAGGGAAAGTTTAGTGCGTAGGGTTTGAGATACCTATTCACATACTCTGTGCTACTATCAAGCACAATCCCTCCATAGGTTGTGTCTGTTTGTAGAGCCACCAGCAATGCTTGAAAGTCATTGTAGTTTGCTGGACAAACATAATCCACCCCTGCATCTTGGATACTCATCGTACCCCCACCCTCGCCCGCCTCAACTGCCACAAAGAGTGTTGGCTTACCGAGGTGTTTTAGGGTGAGTTTATTGAGGGTGCTAGAGAGTGTAGTTTTTCCTGTCTTTGGTGTAGCATACACCATCATACAGACTCTAGTGTCTGTGTTGATGAGGTGTGCTGTGTTTTTGATTTGAATCCCCCCAATACTAGGGGCGCGTAGTGCTGTTGGTGTTGTCAATATTTATTCTCCTTAACTACAATATACAAACTCGCTAAAAATTTTTCTCCCCCACAACATTAATATCTCTATTAAAACCTACAATAGTTTAGATTTTTGCCCAACCCGACGATTGCTAGGGTGGGGGAGAAAGTTGATGGATCTATTGAGACTCGAACTCAAAGGGGCTACTCTGTTCCTGACCACTCTGGTTAGTGGATGACTAGCATCTATCGTCTAGTTGAGCAACCTTCACGTCTACCTATTAGACCCAAACTCATTATAA